AGTGCTGCGGCCCGAGCCCTCGTCGTAAGCGAACTTTGAAACGCGGCAACTGCAAAGATGGAGGACAACACATGCGACCATTTCTAGCGATGATCATGCCAATCGAAGGCGATGCCGGCGGTCCCGGTGGTCCCGGTGGTCCCGGTGGTGCGGGTGGAATCTGGGGACCGACCGATCCGCGTCCGTCAAATCCGATCGCCGGCCCCGGTCGTGGTCCGGGTTGGGGCTGGGCCAACGATCCCGGCTATTCGCCGCCATGGGCGCGCCCGCGTCCGCCCGGATATCCTTCCCACCCGATCTACTTCCCGCCGTATCCCGATCAGGGTCTGCCGGGATTCCGGCCCTATCCGGATCAGGGTCTGCCCGGAAATCAACCGTATCCCGATCAAGGTCTCCCCGGAAATCAGCCGTACCCCGATCAAGGCCTGCCGGGCAATCAGCCGGGCATCTGGGGACCGGGCTTCCCGTATCCCGATCAGGGTCTGCCGGGCTCGCAACCGCGACCGGATCAGGGCCTGCCGCCGTTCCCCTCGCACCCGATCGCGAGGCCGCCCGGTGGTTGGGGCGGTGGTGGTGGTGGAGGCGGTGGGAAGCCTCCGGGCTTTGGCAACCAGTTGCCCGGACAAGATCCCGGCGGCTCGGGCTGGGTCTGGTGCTTCGTGCCCGGACACGGCTGGATGTGGGCCCGCGTCCCGCAATACGACCCGAACGCACCGCGTCCGGATCAGAGTCTGCCCGGCGCGCAACCGAAGCCTGATCAAAGTCTGCCCGGCGCACAACCAAAGCCGGATCAGACTTTGCCCGGTGAGCAGCCGCATCCGGATCAGACGCTGCCGCCGGAAGGCCAACCCCCGGCGTAACATGGGACTCACGGCGGCGCGCCTCGCGCGCCGCTTGGTCCGATGAAGCAGGGCGATCGCGTCAAACTCAGCCAGCGTGGTGTCAAGGCCGTCCTCAAGGCGCGAGGCGGCACGAAATATCCGCTGGCCCGACGCGGCGTCATCGTCTCCACCATCAATTATCATTCCGTCGCCGTGCTGTGGGACGGTCGCCGCTCACTCGACAGAATTCCCGTCGTCGCCGTGGAGCTAGTCGCGCCATGATCGAGATCCTCGCCCAGATCAGCAAGACACCGCCGAGGGCGTTCACCGCTGGCCTCGTGCTGCAGAACAACGTCGTGGTCGAGACCGCGCCCATCATCGGCTACATGAAGCGCGAACACTGGACCCGTGATCGCGTGCGCGCGTATTGCCGCGAGCGGGGCTGGAAAATCAAGGTGGTCTACAAGTCGCGGCATCCGCATCCCCGTGATGGGTGAGATGTCACCGTTCCCCAATGGCTACATCAACTGGCTGCTGGTCGCCTTGGCCATGATCGTCATCATCGCTCTCTTCTTCAGCGGCGTGCTGAGGTGAGGCGGTGGCAGTTCAACGCTACAACGTTGATCTGCCGGACGAAGATTTCAGGTATCTGCAGACCTGCGCCCGCATCCGTCGCGTCTCGACCATCCAGCTCGTCAAGCGGCTGATCCGCATCATCGCGCAGGAGCAGCTCGTGCTCTCGGTGCTCGACGACGACTCGCAACCGTTCGACACCGAGCCCGACGTGCGGGCTCGCTACAACCGCTCGAAGCTGTTTGATTGCGTCTGACGGCGGCAAAGTCCGAGGCGTGGTCTCGCCGTGAACAGTTCGGTATCGCGGGCAGGGACGCCCGCTCCGTCGTCACCGTCTGAGATCGGCCCGGATCTGCGCGGCCATCCGCTCCAGCAAATCCGGCAGCCGCGCCGTGGTCTGCAGATCGGCCTGACAGGAAAATCCGCCACCGTCCGGGCCGCCGATCACGATCAGCGCCACGCCGCCGTTGAATTCGATGCCGAGTTGCTCGCGCACTAGCGTGCAGAGGTCATCGTATTTGCCCGGTCCTACCGCCATCGCTTGTCCCTCGCTGACCAAAAGCCAGCATAGGAGATTCCCATGCTCGTGCAAGAAGAGCGTCCGCTCTGGCAGTCCAATTACAAAAGCATGTCGCCGCTGCAGCTCCTCGCCGAGCTGCAGCGCATCGCGCGATTCCCGAACCACTACGAAAATCTCGTCGAGCGCAAGGCCTGCATCGCGACCGAGCTGGCGCTGCGCGGGGGCGCGCCCGAGGTGCCAAAATCTATCATCGTACTGGAAGCCGACTAAACCCCCACGGAGACGACCATGACGCTGCAAATTATCAACGGCCCGAGCTTCGAAGCAGGCGAGTCGCTGTCCGAAGGGATCGATATCTCGGCGGGCGACATCGTCCGCATTACCACGCCGGTCGGCTGGACCAATGCCAATCTGACCTTTCAGATCTCGACCGATGGCGGCTTTTACAACGACCTTTACGACGCCGCAGGCAACGAGATCACCATCGTGGTGCGCGGCGACAGTTCGGCGATCATCGTTCGCGATCCGTGGAGCCACACCATCAACTTCATCAAATTCCGCTCCGGTACCGCCAAGAACCCGGTGCCGCAGCAGGCCGGGCGGTTGTTCGCGGTCGCCATCGAGGTCGATGAAGCTGACGCGCCCGATGCGCCCGACGCCAGCAGGCGACCGTAATTCCAACCCCTAAACCGAAAGGTGTAATGCCATGGTTGCAGGACTCGAAGACCGCGTCATCGATCTTGGCCTCAACGTGCTCGATATCGAGAGTACCGCGATCTACATCGTCTCGTCGGCCACCGAGCCAACCACCTACGCGCTGGCAACGTCTGGCGCGGGCTCGCTCGGCTTCAAGTCATTCGGCGCGGGTGCCGTGTTCGGCTCGCCCTCCGCCGTAGGCACCACCGCCCGCAAGGTCTCATCGGTAGCGGTGACGGACGGCACCATCGTGACCGGCGGCACGGCGGCGTGGTGGGCGATCGTCGCGGCGGCGTCCTCGCTGCACGCCCATGGTTCGCTGGCGGCCAACCAACAGGTGACGGCGGGAAATACGTTCACGTTGGCATCTTTTGACATAACGATGCTGAAGCAATAGCGGGAGAAGCTGATGCCGAAAGATGAGATGGGCGTGACGCCCGGCAGGACGGTGCTCGGCGCACCGTCGCTCAGCGTCAATCCGCCTGCCAAGGAGCAGGAAGAGAAGCAGGCGCAGGAGCAGGAGAAGACCACCCGCCTGCCCAGTCGCAGCAAAGCCAGTCCGCAACCCGAAGCACCGGAAACGCAGGATGACAAAGCGTCAAATCAAGACGACGACTAACTACAAATACGGCCCCGCGATCTCCTACTACGACGACGACCAATGGATCGGCCGCAGCCTCGCCCTCTACGGCGAATATTCCGACTACGAGGTCGAGGTGTTCAAGAAGTGCTTGAAGCCCGGCGATGTCGCGCTGGAGCTGGGAGCCAACATCGGATCGCTAACCGTGCCACTGGCGCAATGCGTCGCGCCGGATGGCAAGGTGATCGCGTTCGAGCCCGGCTTCGACACGCTGTATCTGCTGCGCAAGAACATCGAACAGAACGGGCTCGATGCCGTCGTTGAGATCATGCCGCTGGCGGCTTCCGACAAGCCCGAGAAGCTGCCGATCGTCTACAACCCGAACCCGAATTATCCGAAGGTGAAGCTCGGCGACAACCCGCATACCAAGGGCTGCGAGGCCGACGACTTCATCAGGGCGATCACGGTGGACAGCCTCAATCTGCCCCGGCTCGACTTCGCCAAGATCGACGTCGATGGCTGCGAGCAGTTCGCGCTGGACGGGATGCGCGAGACCATCGCGCGCTGCCGTCCGATCATTTTCATCGAGAACGAGATTCCGGACAAGGCCGAGAAGCTCACCGCGACCATCATCGAGCAGGGCTATCGCGGCTTCTGGTTCAACCCGCCGCTGTACCGGGTGGACAACTACACGGGCGTGAAGAAAAACATCTTTCCCGGCACCGTGGCGCTGATGCAAATCTACGTCCCAGAGGAGACGGACATCGAGGTCAAGGGCTGCGACGAGATCTCCGATATCCGCACCTCCGATCCGAACGACGTGGACGTGTTCAACCGCGAGATCGCGCGCTATGCGCGGCTCAGCGCCCGCAAGCCCGGCAATCTGAATCTGCGGCTGATACAGGCGCACTATCTCAGCCTGATGGGGCGGATGGAGGAGAGCGCCGAGCTGATCCGGGAAAACCTTGAGCGCGACCCGGAGCACATTCCGACGCTGGCGATCGAGGGTCTGCACATGCTGCAGGCGGGCAATTACAAGGAAGGCTGGCAACGCTATGAGCTGCGCTACCAGCAACCCAACCCGGCGCAGTTCGGCGGCAACCGCAAGCCGCGCCATCTGAAAATGTGGGACGGG